TCCACTGGAAATAAGATTCTCCGAGTGGCTTCAAAAGAAAGTCATCGATGTTTTTGATGACGGTTTTCAAGGACAGTGAGCCCGAGCCCATCAGCATCGACAGCCCTGACGCTGTGCGTCCTGTTCCCGTAACACCTGTTTGCCCGTGCAACACAGAGGGAATACCTGTTTCCTCATCAGCCAACTGACGGGCGATCTGGTACATTTGGATGTTTTCGGGGGCAGTATTCGGAAATTTGAGCCCGTTAATTGCTGTGCCTGTTACTCCAGACTGACGTCTAAAAACCTTACCGGGGAAGATGTCAAAGTTCTGGCCGGGTACGAGGTTAGCTTCATCTACGTCAAACACGAGGTTTCCGGCGAGTGCTAGGTTGTCAATCGCCATCCGAACGTGACCGTTCATAAGCATCTGAGCATCTTCCATGTTCTCCGCGACCCCAACACCCCAAATTTGGTAGGGGTTGATTTCATAAGGGAACGCTTGGAATGGGATGCGAGCCGGTGTAAATGGATTGAGTACACAGCGTAGGACCTCACTACCACAAACCCACGCATTGATTTGGATTTGGTCGAGCTCACTAACGTCTGCGGGTAGCTCCATACCGACTTCACGGGCAAACTTTGCATCGAGAACGCCCCAGTACTCTAGTACTTCGTACCGGTTTTCTTGGTAGTACGGCTCCGTGTCATCTTCACGGATCGTATCTTCATAGTACTTGTCTTCGTAGTTTGGCCCCTTCACAATCGCATTCTCGATTGCCTGCATGTTAAAGTAAGGGAGGGAGCCGAGGTTCCGGACTTGTTGGCGATTCATACGATGACGTTGGATTACATACTCACAATCATCAATACTCGTTGCCGAGGGGTCTGGATGAAAGTCCCAAATTGAGACGTGCTCAATCCGGGGTACAATCTTTTCGTCGGGCTCGTACTGACGAGTGCCGTCTTCATTCTTCGTCCACTTGTGGACCTTCTTGTAAAAGTTAAAAGGTCCCTTTACAACGCCTGTTCCGAGAAGTGCTGATTCAAACACTGCGTAGCGCAATACATTGACAGCATTCGTGTCGAGTAGTTGGTCGTGGATATGCTTCTCGAGCATACGTGCCGCTTCACGAGCCGGCTCAACTTGAGGTTCGCCAACTTTGGAAGGCCCTTCTGTGAGGGGAAATTCTTCGTACTTACTTCCCATTTCAGGAAGCTGGGTGGCTCCGGGAGGTAGTTCCATACCATCCCCCGGAAACCCATAAGGACTCACAGGCTCTGGTGGCCCCTGAGTCGCTTCGTCGACTGGTGTTGTTAGATGAGCAAACTCCGCGATTCCTTCAGGTATTGGACTCGATTCCACAACGATGGGAAACTTCTTGTTTGCGAAGAGGATATCGATGATCTGACCATACGCCGCAAGGACTTTGGTTTTTGTGATCTTGATAAATACCCGCGAACGCTCAGATTCCCGATACTGTGTCGTTGAGTCGTAAATACCCCGGAAGTTCTTGTACGCCTGTAACCACCGCTCTTCGTGAGTGCGGCGACCGTTTTCAGCGTCCTCGAACTTGTTTTTAATGTGGCCAGCTAGGCCGGGCATTTGTGCTTCGGCGTCTAAAATTTCTACCTGACCATCATCAGGAGCTTGGAGAAAGCCCTCTTCCATAATTACTTACCAGATTCGTTGTACAAAGAATTGTCATCAGCCATTCGCATGACAGATGGGTCTACAGTTGTTTTAGTCTGACGCTTAGGCATATCTTCGGTTAGAACATCCGTCTTTGCCTCTGTGTCGAAGTCCATACCTTCGCGATACAACATGTTCTCGCCACAGCTCTCATCGACACCTTTCTTGTCAGCATTCATAATATCTGCTGGACCGTACTTCATTGTTATTCTCCTTAGCTAAGTTTAAAAATTTGGTGGTATACCAAACATGCGTTGCATCTGGGATTCAGTATCTCCGGAGATTCCCTTCTGCTCCGCTTCCTCTCGGACAGCTTCCTCTACAGGTTCTGCCAAGATTTGTGCACCTTCCTCGATGAGGGCAGGGGCTTCTTTTGCTCCTGTCACTATCATACCGGGGACGGTTAATTCTTCTGCGAGCACCCCTGCGGCCTCGCCGGGTGTTACCCTACCTTCTGGACTTGCCTCTGCACGTTCACTCAATCCCGCTGAAATACCGAGTGCGGTGAGGCCCGCCTCAACACCCGTCGTGACTGCTCGAATCTTACGTCCGAGTACTTTGTTGAAAAAGTTTGAAAGGCCCTGCTTTTCCTCATCGGTAAACTTCAAAGCTTCTTTTTCTTCGATAGCCTTTGCGGCTTGCTCTGCAGACTTTTGTCCCGCCTTACGCTCCCGCTCTGCTTCACGGGTCGCTTCAACTTCCGCACGACGCTTGAGGTTTTCTTCTTCGAGAGTCAATGCTTGTTGTTCGGCTTGTTGTGCCGCAAGACGTGCATTCGCAGTGGCTTCTTCCCGACGGGCTTCGAGTGAGGCGAGTTCCTGCGGAGTCATCTCACGGGGAGCAACTTCCGTAACCTCACTCAACTGCTCACCTGTACGTGTAATCGTAACAGGCTGTGCGTTTTCGTCGGTATATCCGGGGATGTTAAGTCCGAGAGATACCGCTGTCTCATTCAGGGTTTGTGCCCCAATAGCCTCCCCTATCATGTTTTCGAGAGATAGCTGAACGGCCGCTAGAGGGTTTGAATTACGTATGATCGTAGATATGTAGTGCTTCTTACCAACCGCTGTGAGTGCATCATTAAGCTGGCTGTCATTGTGGCCGAGCATACGCTCTGCTTCAGCGGCATACCCGAGCTCCCCTACAATCATCGAGGATACTAACTTTCGGAAATCCTGAGCACGATTAAATGGACGGCCCATGATATCTTCAAACTGTTGCATCCGAGGAGTGATATGCTGTTGGATTGCAGAGGTCATTTTTCCCGTTGTCATACCCGGGAATAATTCAGAGGAGCCTAGTGCCTCTGCCTCTTTTGCCTGTTGCGTGAGAGTCTGGTACAGAATACTGCTCTTGTCGAGTACAAGATCCTGTGCGGCTTTATTACCCGTTCTTCCCTCAGGGAATACAATCGCACCTCTTTCAACATCGAAATACCCCGGTGGACGATCCACTTCGATGGTACTCATGTCGTACTGCCCCAGCCGTAAGTTGGCTATTTCGCCGGGGCGGTATGGAGCGAGAGAACTCGCAACGAGGGCGTTTCTTGTTGTGGTATCCTCTACTTGACTTAAACCGCCTACAATCTCAGGAAATGCATCTTGTGCGGGTGGGATACCCTCAAATTTAAGTGTGCCCCGTGTTTGTTTTGCACCAGCCAAGCCAGCGGCCTTATCCTTCGGATTCTGGTAGATAAAGGGCTGGTCACTTGTTGCTTGTGTGTGTGCTACTTTGAGGGACTGGAATACCCCAGACCAATGGGGATCGATAGATTTTGTAACCGAAGCAACACGCTCCATTGCGGCTCGATCATTTGAGATATCCTTAAACGGGGTATCCAACGTGAAGCCGGCTTTCTCGGTGCTGTTTACAACGGCTGTGGCACGACTGTTGATGGATGATGGAGAGGGAGCTTCTGCCGCAAATAACTTACCTTCAGCGGGAAATATCTCAGCGACCATCCCCCCGATGTTGGTTTTTTTGGTTGCTTCCTGTAACTTTATGCCACGTGAGTAAACATCTAAAACAACCGCTTCCCGCACACTCAAGTCACCTGAGAGAAGTTTTTCCTCGAGGATACTCTTAGGCGGGATATCACTCAGATTAGAATACCCTAACTTTGTGAAGAGGGATGCTAAAACTTCAGTTTGCGTCTTTGCCATCTAGTATCCAAATGTGCTATCGTACGGTTTAAAGGTGTTGTTCTTAATCTGCTGGAGACTGCTGTGAATACTCGTGTAGCCGGATGTGCGTGTCATGAGCATGTAGCGAAGTGCATCGTATGCGTGGTCTTCAGCTTTTGTGTCCACGTCTTCAGAATTTGTTTTAGAGAGGGGTATACCCGCGAGTTGTCGAATGATGTTGGTACAGGTGTGGAAAAACTTGACTGTGGGCTCACCCGTGAATTGGTTGTCCCCCAAACGACTGTGTACTTCCATCTTTCCAGCGATGCGATTACTATCGGATGGAGTCCAACGACATCCAGCACGGATCATAGTTTCAGCGATGGAGGGCCCGTATCCCGTGCGATTCCAGCAGGATTTATCGAGAACAGCGTAGTGGGGAGCAGGGTCCCACTCTTCTAATTCTACTATTTTAGCGGCGAGTTGCTCTGCTGTAAAGTGTTTTACGTAAAGTTCTCTGTAGACCCATATGTTGTTGTCCCAGTCTATTGCTCCCCAGAGTACGCACGAAGGGCTCGCGTAACCGTAGTCAGCGGCACGGATGCGGGGCCAATTTGTTGGAAGTTCAAAAGGTTCCACCACATGCCGTAGCTTACTGAACTCTGGGAAGGCACACCCTTCGGCCACATCCCAATCTCCCTCAAGCAAACGCTTTCGCTCTGTCTCTGGGAGAGAGAGGAGCATGGCTTCATACTGCCCGTCTTCCATGAGGTAGGGGTTATCTGTGAGACGAGCTGGTACAAACTTACGCCAGTACAGGGCCTGTCCCTCTTTGCTGTGTCCGGGGGGATAGACGAGGGGTTTTTCAGACTCGAGATCAGTGGGAATGAAACGCTTTCCGGGCTCCCCTTGATCGATGTACATTTTCTTGACCCACCAGCCTCCGACACCCCCGGGGTTTGCTGTGCACCGCATGGAGAGGTTCTTGGAGAGTTCGGGATCTGTGCTCCGGAGACGGGAGCGTAGGTACTCCCATACGTAGGGGGTAGGGTACTGTGTGATTTCATCGATTGCAATCCAGTTGAAGGCTTGGCCCTGATACCGGGTTACGTCCTTATCTTTGTCGAGGTATGAAAACCAGATAGTAGCCCCGGAGGGGAAGACCCACGTTGACTTACTCTCACGGAATGTTGCTCCGGGAAATGCCTTCGGGTAGAGTTGCTTTGATTTTGAGATGAGTTCGGTTAGTTCATCGAGGGTTCGGCGGAGAAGTAGCCCGCGGTGGTTGGGATTGTGGCAGTAGCGGAGGGGGTCAGCCAAAAGAGCAAAGGATTTACCACCCCCTGCGGCTCCCCCATATAAAACATCCTGTTCTGGCGCACTGAGAAACTCTTGTTGGGGTCCTTCGTTGGGTTTGAAGACAACTTCGGACTCACCGATGAGATCCTCCACGTGTTTCGGGAGCTTTTGGACGTCCCCCATGTCCACAACACGCGATTTTTCGCCATTTATGGCCGTCTCGACCTTCCTCGCGGCCTTTTCGCGCTGTCGTGCCCTGTATGCTTGCTTATCCGCGGCGGCTTTCTTCTTTTCCGCCTCCCGTTTTGACTTGTTGATGCTCGCTTGGGTTGCTCTACGGGCTTTTTCCGCCGTGGAAAGGTTGTAGCGGGCCTTCGGAGCGTTCGGATCTTTTTTTGGGCGTCCGCGCTTCCGCTTTAGGGCGGGCGCGTCCGTATTGTTTTCATCTGTCATGGAAAATCTATGGGCTTCATCTTGAAGAACCGGTCCATCTCCTTGAGATCATCACCCGGTTCGGCAATGTAACAGTCAATGTGAGTGTAACCGAGCTTTTTTGCCGCTATAAACCGGTTATTCCCTACGTGGACCTTGTGAATGCCGTCTTCTTCGGGTAGTACAAAGAGTGGATTGAGTAGTCCGGCCTCCTTGATGGACCGTTTTACCTCCGCGATAACCCCAATCTTACCGGGGTAGGAGTTTGCCAGCTTACCGACGGGGATACAGTATATTTTCCGCCCGAGGGGACTATTGGTCGCTAACAACTTCACCGGAGTCTACAACCATCTCTTGTTTCGGGGGGAGTAATACCACCCCATGTACAGCTTGGACGTTGTGGTTGTGAGTTTCTTGTTTCCCGAGGCCGACTCTATTGAGGAGAGATTCCGCGGCTTGTAGCCTGATATTATCTCCACGCTGGATTTCGTCCGCGTCAATCGTCGCCACAAGCTTATTTGCGGCCTTAATAGCTCCACCTGCAAGAATAGACCGTGATCTCTCGATAATTTCGTCAGCGAGAGACTCTTTGAGATATCCGATGGAACCCTGCGAGTAACCCGCAACCTCGCATGCTCGCGAGAAGTTGCCGCCGTTCTCAAAGAGAGCGTTGAGGAAGGCTTTTTGTTGGTCTGAGAGCTCACGTTTCTTCTGAGGCTTCTGTGGGAGTAGGTTCATAGGTTTCTGCTAAGGAGATAATAGATGATGTTTATCAACTATGAGGGAAAGAGGGTGTTCAAGTACGTGCGATTTGGAGACTTCCGGGCAAAAAATGTGCTAAATGTCGCTTCTCTCTACCGCGTTGTATTGAAACACAATGTCATTATGGGGGTCCTTGATAAGTTTTGTCAATAGGGTCTGCCTCGAGAGGCCCCCACGACGGCCTACCGACGGGGAAAACCGGAGTTACCCCAAAAAAATTTACACGAAGTGCCCCCGGGGTGTTGACAAGATGCAAACTGGCCGATACAATGGGATTGTAAGCCCGCCGGGGTAAACCCTATACACACCCATACCCCAAGCTTCCCTCCAAACCTCGATGGTCCCCCCCAGACTGTCGGGGTTTTTTTACGTCCCCCCTTTAGTTCCCCCAACGGTAGGCCGTCGCCCCCACGTGCACCCCCCGTGGGTTACCCGTGGGTCCCCCAACGGTAAGCCGTCGCGTGAAACATTGGCACTCTCTCTG